ATTTTATTCTGATCACAAAAATAAATAATTGCATCAATATAACTCACATTCTCCTGCTCAAGAACAATTTTTTCTATTTCTTGTGCAAAGCGGGATGGGCAAAAAAACTTTTGCTCTAAAACCTTTTCTAATTCATTCTCCATCTGACCCAGTATTGTGATGTACAAATTCTTTAATATACCGAACTAGCATTCTAATATAATCCTCTTTGTTTCTTTTGTCAAATACTTTTACGTCTCCACCAGGAGTGACCATCAAAGTAATTAACTTTTTAACAGGAATACCAGTCATCTCATAATAAGCAGATGCATAAAACATTTCTTGCACGAAATAGTTTTCAATCCACTTTTCTGGTTTAATTTTATCAGATGTCTTAAAGTCGATTACTGCAAGTTCTCCCTCATATTCTGCAATACAATCAACTCTTCCTGCCAATCCAAGATATTTAGAATACAGCGTTCTTTCAATGGCATGTATATTATTTATCTTATCAAGATAGGGTCTTGCATGAGTGAACATAATTTTAGTCATTGGCATGAACTCATTCCAGTCCATTTCCAAATTCATCAAATATGCCTGAGCTGCTTCGTGAAAATCTGTTCCTCTTGCAGTTGCTTTTTTTGTAATCGCATTTGCTTTTTCAACACCAATTCGTTTTCTCCACTCTACGAAAATTTGTCGATTATAAAAAGAGGTTACTGATGTAATAGAAGGCACCCATTGACCATCAGGAAGATGGTATAGGCGCATTCCATTAGTTTCTTTTTTTTCAAGTTCAATTTCACCGAGATAATTATGATGAATAAAATTCATAGATTCATTTGCAGTTTTGTTAGTAGATATTCCTTACAGAGACCAGACCTTACAATGTCCTCAACACCAAATTCAATAACATTGAAAGATGGCATAGCTCTCAAAATTTTCATAAAATCGACCACACCATTTCTTTCATTTTGTTTGATCAAATCACTTTGAGTGGCATCTCCACAGAACATAATTTTGGTGTTTTCACCAACTCTTGTAATAATACTATCAAGTTCGTGAAAATTCAAGTTTTGAAATTCATCAACGATTACAATACATCTATCCAATGTGGTTCCACGAATGAATGAAGTACTCCAAAAACTAATTGTTCCTTGAGTTTTGAGATTACCATAAAGCATCTCAAAGTCAGCATCTGTAGGCATTTCAAACATGTACTTTGCCATGTTTTTATATGGAATCTGATACAGAGAGGACTTGTCTTCATGATCTCCAGGAAGGAACCCAATTTCACGGGTAGAAACAAGTGATCTTACAATATAAATTTTTTCGTAGGGTGTTGTTTCATCTAGAACATCTTGAAGTGCATTATAAAGTGTAATGAATGTTTTTCCTGTTCCAGCAGCACCATAGGCTACGATATTTTTTTCGTCATCATATGAATCAAATAGAATTTTTTGATTTTCTGTGAGAGGTTCAATATCTCGCATTAAATCGAGATTAATTGGTTTTTTCCTCTTCATTTGTTTTGCGGTTAGCCCAACACCAATTGGTTGATCAGATGCTTTTTTTCTTCTTGGCATAAACTTTAGACTGGTTTTACTTTTGAACCTGGAACTTTTGATGCTTTATGAAGAACATCATTCCAACCAGGATGAGATTTTTTGAGTTTATCATATACTTCACCAACTTCACCAAAGTTGGGAGCATTTTCTGGAGTATAGTATCTTTCCCAATCTGGGTTATCTTTACGCCACTGATCCCAATCATGAACGCTCATTTTTACATCTTTGGTTTCACCAGTTTCTTTGTGTTTAACAGGATATGTTGCCATAGTTATAAATTCAAGATAAAGATATTTAGACCCATTCTAGTGCTTCAGCAACAGTCGGGAATTGCTCCACAAAAATTTTTTTACATGCCTCTGCAATGTCCATGTGCTCCTTCTGTGTGCCGTTGGCCGACCTCAAAGAGATATAATGGATCCATGACCTGCATGAACCTGACATGTAGAGTTTTGTGGGCACTGCGAGGGGTAACACGAAACGAGCACATTCCTTTGCAATACCTTCATCAAGCATTTTTTGATACAAGTCCATTGCTTCTTTAAAATGGTCTTGCATCAACATCTCATATTTTTGCACGATAAATGGGTCAACATCATCAATAGAATTCTGACGATTCTTGGTGTCTTGACGACGGAGTTCTGGGAGAGGAATTGTACCACCTAACAGAGAAGAATCAGCATATCGTTGGGAAAACTCTTGATATGTGAAACTACGATGCCTCAAAATTTGGGCCGCCAGTCCCCTGGTAGTCTCAATTTCAAGCGTCATGAATGCCTGCTCAAACACAGACCAGTGTTGGTGATTCACACAATATTTGAGAAGTCCTGCAACTTTAGGATTCTCTTGGTTAGAGGGATTGCTCACACGAGCAACATAACCCATTGTTTTCTCCGCATCAGGAGTCACACTAATCAATCTAACATTCATCTTTTTTAAATTTCTTACGACAGGATTTTAATGCTTTTAGTTCAGTTTTGATAATTTGATATGCTTCTTCTGGAGTCAGTTTTCTACCCATCTCCATAGCAATAGCAAACTCTACTCTAGTTCCGAAATGTTTAAGGGCTTCTTCGAAGCAATTTAATTCTTCGTACATACTTTTAATCGGGGTATCCATCGTCATCATCAAATACCTCATCATAGTCAGTAATTTGTGGATAATTTAAGTATTCTCCCTGTAAGTACGATTCAGGTTCAGAAAGCACTTCTGCTTTCAAAGAATCGAGAAGGAGTTCCATGTTTTTGATGATGAGTTTTAATTTATCTCTATCCATGAAATGGAGTCAACTACTACAATTATAGACAAAAAAAGAGAGGTAGTCAACCTCTCCTATGCATTCTAATACAAGTAATTCACTTGTTATAAGTATGACCACGATAGCAGAATGTACCGTGAGTCTCATGTGGTTCATGACCACATACGTTATACTCAACACCACGATATGCAGTATGAGCAATTTGAGCGTCGTGAAGTGCAGATGCTTTGTCGATCTGCTTCTTGATCATGAGAAGTGTATTCATTGTGTTTCTCCTGAAATACTAGGGTGAATTTAATCTCCCGTTCCTTCAGTCGTGTGCGTCCTATTTCTTAAGACACTTTAGCATCATATGCTGTCCAAACAAACGAGATAAGAATCTTTGCTTATCTTGTTGAGACATATCAGAATCCAGTACGGTTTCTGCCACCTCTCTAACTTGCTGACAAGTCATGTTTGGAGGACTATGTAAATTAGCTAATAGTAGTAACTCAATCATAGGATGAACGCTCCGTTCCGCGACTTACTTGCGTCCAGATGTGTCTTTCTATGCTATGTGCACAGCGACTGCCTCTTGGATGAACGACAGGTCTATTATAGACCTTATACCTTATTTAGTCAAGTACTTTTGTTGTGTATCATTTGATACTGTTTAAAAACCTTATAGGAGCAAAAAAGCCCCAGATTTTTTTGCCCCCTAAAATGGATTTAAAAGCTAAATTTCGTTTTGCTCTGCTTCTTCAATCAACTCTTTAACAATCTGTTCAGTTCCATCCATTGACATCACGGCATACATATTTGACTTCATGTATTTTTTAACTTTCTTATACTTCTTAACCACACCATCAATTGCATCTAAATCAATTGTAATTTTTGCATCCTTTCCTGTTCTACCCTCTCCAGGGTTTCCACCAAATCCAGCACTCATTTCTTTTTCTCCTTGGGAGGTTTGGCTCCCCATAGTTTAGGGTTATATGCACCCTTACCATATTCAATACTCTTTAATCCATCACGGAATTTATCCCAATACATGTTAAAGATATTGACTACTTTTTGACTACGAGTTAAATCATATCGAGTCTCACCATCAACTTCATACTTTATAATATGGGCATCATTAGGACATTCTTTAGTGGTAACTTGTTCCCAAGTTCCATTTTCAATCATAATTTCACAACCATATACTTTTTTAGAATTTTCCTTTTCAGATGATGTCCATGACTCCATTTTAGATTCTTGAGTAACTTCTGTCTTTTCTGCAACTTGTTCAGTCATAATATTATCAAGAACGGTTTCCCCATTGAATATCAGGATATGCTTGTGAAACAATGTCCTTTGTAATTTTATACTTTGTGGAGAGTCTTTTATCTTTGGTCAAAATCAAAACTTCAGCCTCTTTAGGATGAAGACCACGAAGAAGATTGATGAACATCATCTCTCTACGAATATGATTCAACCCACCATTACCACCTTTGACAAAGTGATAGAGATTTCGATACTCTCTACGAAGAGATGTTTTACCTCTTCCATCAAGGTCTTGACCAGTGGCAGATTCACCACCACGGGCCTCTCTTGCCAAATTTTCAGAGAGAGATCCAGAATACACTGATTGGTCTTCTGCATCACCATAAGGAACATCGCCTTCAGGAAGTTCAGAAATTACAGTCTCATCAAAATTCCAAATAAAAATAGACTTTAATGAAATGTGTTCATATGTTTTAAGAACCTCCACTTTTTTAGCACTTGACCTTTGTTTAGATGCCAGTTCTAAAACTTCATATACAAATGGATTGGGAGGCAATATTGCTCCAATTGGTTGAGTTGTCTTACTCGTCTTCTTCTTCGTAGTTGTCATAACTGTTTTCAAATCGTACTGCTAAAATTTCATCTGGTAATACATTGCCATTTTCATCAAACATTTCTGGATGAGTGACAATTGGTTGAGTCTGATAGAAATGTTCTCTTGCTAGCCATCCTAGCATACCACCAACAAAAAAGAACATTATACTAACAAGAGTACTAATGGTAAGAGTTACTGCTAACATTGCCTTTCTCCAGAGAATTTTTTCTTATAATCAAAACTGAATTCAAAATAAAAATGAAACTCTCTGCGGAAGAGAGCAATCATTTTACCAAACTTTACTTCAAAAGTTTTGGGTTCAGATTCCTTTCTTCTCCTTTTTCTTAATAGTAGCTCAACTCCTCGGTTAATCCCGAGTTCATCATTATTTAGATTGCTTTTTTCTCCTTCCTGGCTTTCTATCATAGTCATACCTC